TGATTCTTGGTTAAGCGAAGCTTCTGCTCGCTGCTCAAATCCTTAGAGTCTCTAACTCTATTCCAATATTTTGAATTTCGTTTTGTGTAATGCTCGCCCGCTATGAGTAGGACGTTTGATCTTTGCTCTGAAAAGTGCTCCTGATCACATTGATCAGCCTCACTGTACAGACGATTCAAGTCCTCTATCTTGTGAGGTTTCCCCTCGGTCATCCTCTAGCTCCCCTTCACGTAGGAGCCGCTCATATTCAGCTGGATCTTCAATCAACGCGCTAGATATGCGATCTTCCACTACGTCTGCGTTCTCATGAAGAAAACTTAGCTGCTCTATTTCAGCGGCATTTTTTGCAGACGCCTTGGTTGGGCGCACTGTTCTGGGCTTCTCAGCATCGGTCTTGCCTTGAAACTCCACTTTAAAGCCAAAACCCTCAAAGGATTTGGCACCAAACTTATTTAAGTGACTTAAGAGTGCTCTCACTTCTTGTAATGATAATGTCACAAGACTCATGTTCCCGCTACATCATTCCAGAAGTCAAGCTCGTCGGTAATCTCATCGGACATCTCTTTTGTTCCCTCAAACCACTCTCTCCGCAAAGCAGGTCCAGTTTTCTCCGGCTCCACTGCTTGCTCCGCCAAAACATCCGTCTCCTTAAGCCTAACTTCGTGGTCCGCAAAATCCCAAGGCACACATTCCACTACATATCGCAAAGCGTCGGAAAGATCGTCCGTGAAGTGATCCGTCTTTTTAGCATTCGCAGGTATTGAGCAAAGCTCACTCACTAACTTCTCTAGCTCCGGGTCCTCGCCTTGGATCGCAAGCATCCCGTTTTTAAATAGCGTGTTCAAAAGCCCAAATCCTGCGTCCCTATCCTTGTTAGCAGGAGTAAACGTCTCTCCTTGTCTGCTCGCCACTAGAAAAAAGTCGCGTGAAGCATAATCATAAATCTGAAGAACAAACCTTAAACTCCCCTTCATCTCACGAAACTTATTTAAAACGTCCTGCGAAGTCGTCGATTTCCCGTCCCCACGCCACGCCCTAAACACACGACCCTTTTTAAAACTTGGATCTACGGCTAGGAAAACTATTCCAGCCGGATGCGCTTTATCCCCGCCAGTACCCGGATCAACCCCGCAGTACATCAGCCAATGTTTTGGCAGTAAATGTTTTGGCGCTATGTTTTTAGTCCTGTCAAATCCGTGAAACCTAAGCCCATCAGACTTCACAAACCGACCCATAATCCTACGCTGCACTTCCGCAGGCGACGCACATCTCTCTACTGCTCGCTGAATTTTCTCAGCCGTCCAGTGCGACGGTGTCCCGTCCTCATACGTCTGGCACTCGTAAACACTCACACTCATCTTTAAAGCGTTCGGGTGAAGCTCTTCTTCTTTTGATTTGGGCTCCATGGTCCGCTCCCAATAAAGCTGACCCAACGTCGCCGTAAATACCGAGAGCAAATACCCATCCGAAGAGTTAAGCCTAGCCTGAAGCTCAGGGAGTAGTGGCTCCGGGCACTCCTCATCTAAAGTTATGTGGTACACAGTACCCGTTTGAAGGTTTGCGACTTTTTGCTCGTACGACTTAAAATAAATCGTCACACCTGAATTAAAATGGATCGAGTGGATGTGGTTTTTATTATATTCTTCGCGCCAGCCAAATAGTGGGTGCTTTTTAAATTCATTTCTTGGAAGAAACAGCGGCTCCCACTTCGTTTCAAACTCCACCGTCGCTACATCTTGAGTCGGATAAAAATACCAAAACTGATTTGGCTTTTGTCCTGGAGCAAGTGTCGGCCAAGCTCGCTTCCAAATTTCTGGGTTCGTGGCCCACTCAATATTTTTTCTTACCGCAGTCGATGATTTTGAAATCTGATTTGCAGCCGTACAGAATACTTCCCTATTCACTGACTCGTAAATCTTTCGAGCCCACCCGTACCACTTCCACCCGTACCGATGGGGGAGACCCTCTATGAGAGCCATCTTCTGAGTTAGAATCTCAAGCTCTTGTCTTTTGAGCTCTTCGATCTTCTCTGGATCAAGTCTCCGTTTCTTCGACATCTTTTACTCTCTCAGGCAGCCCTTGAACCAAATCTTGTCCTGCATAGACCGCCAAATCCTCGCGCATCTTCTGAAGCTTCTGATCAAGGTCCTGCATGTTGTTTGTAGAAACTGTGACCTGCACATCTAAATTCTGATTCTTAGAACTAATGTCCATTTTTTGTTTTATGCCGCCCTTAATTCTCGACTCAAAATAAGCCACTACATCTAACAAAGTTTTTGTGGCCTTCGCGTCCATGTGCCCGTTTGAATAAATGAGCTTGGCATCAAGTACCGTCATCAGTTTTTCCAAACCATGATCAACAATATGCGCGACGTTTTGCTCATAGGTGCGGGGTGGGGTGAGGAGGTAGGCGAACTTCTTTAAATTCGAAGTAACATGATAGAAGTTCTCCCTCGAACACACCCCGGTATAGATGTTTACAGGCCGAATGATGTGCCCCTGTTCTTTAGTGACACGGTGTATCTCACGCCAAAACGATCTTCGCAGCATTATATCAATTTGGGACGGGGAGACTTCTTTTTCTAGTTGATCAAAATCCATTTCGAAGTATTCTGAAGGGATTTTCTCTACTTTTTCTAAGAGCCCCACAGTTAGAAGTGCCGTTGCAGCTTGACGCGCTGACTTATCGTCGGTTTCTAACACTACAAGGGGGTTATTGACTGCTTCTGACATTTTTTAAGCGTAAAAGAGTCAGATGATCACTGTCTAGGCTATTTTACGTCCAAAACCTTGCGTAATTCGCTCTGGGAGTACGTGAAATCGACATATACTTGGGTCGATATCAATGATTTGTGACCCATAGCCGTCTTTACAAGATGAATATCCCTTGTTTTCTTATATAATCTTACACCAAACGTGTGGCGCAGTGCGTGGAACCGTTTCGTCTTATTCGGTCGGTATTTAGCCCATTCTTTCTTAAGCCATTCATAAGAATAGCGAAAAACAAGCCCTTCTGGGTCCTTTTCAGCTAAATTACGTACTCTTTGCCACAAAACAGGCGGAATAGGTATCTCCCTGGAGTATCCTTTTTTTAGTCCGTATATGAAAATAGTCTTTCCATCCGGATTAACATCAGCTAGTCTTAAATCCAATAGCTCAGCGGCCCTTGCGCCAGTCCGGAGCGCCAATTCAAACAAAACTCTAGTTCTCTCAGGCATCGAAGGATGAGTCTTTATCGTTTCCTTTAATAACTCCACGTCTGCGTCTGATAAGAACTTGTCTTTCGTTAAACTTTTGATACTCTCTCTTTGTCGGCGCATTCTTTTCGCCACGCTAAGCTCCCACTCTTCCAAACAAGATAAACACAATCAAAGCAGATAGACCTACAAGCATCGCACCGTAAAATACCCAACCAACTACTTCTCTCAAAGCATCTCCTCGTCGTCCGCAATCGTGAAAAGTAGTGGCCACAAAAAAGCCATGAGCAAGAACACTAGAATGTAGTCTTTGAAGCGGGTCATTCCTTCCCCCAAGGATTCGCTTTAAGTATTTCACTACAATCCCAACACTCCATGGTCGTATGGTCGTACACTATGTTGTTCCCAATAACTCTTTTCTCAACGATGTCTGAAGTCATCAGGTGGACGTGGTGGCAATAACCGCCTCTAAAATCAGGACGGGTTATTGAAACAGGTACTTCCATTTTCTTTTTACAGAAAAGACAGTGTAAGTCTTGAGTGCCTGTTTTTAAGTCCACGTTTTTAGATGCAATCCATTTATGCAGACCCAGAAAGCAATCGACCCAAGTTAAATTCATTCCTTCCCCCAATGTGGCGGTTTGGGTATCACCGTCCATGCGTCGAACTCCTTTTGAGCCTCTTCAAAAAATGCTTCATCAAGGCTCAAAGATATAATTAACATTTTCCAGTTCAAGCCAGACTCCTCGTTATTTACCCACCAGCCCACAAGTATCGGTGTCCCATCTCTTGGAGCACTGTTCATTTTTCTCCACTTGGTCATGCTCATTCCGCATCACGCTCCGGTGGGGGTTGCGGTGCACAATCAATCAACACCTGAGCTATATGCTCAACCTTTCCTTCAGCATAAAGGGCAACTTGAACGGGTACTTCATCCCCATCCGATAGCTGACCGCTTTCAATAGTTCTTAATGCTGATGTTGCAACTCCAAGAGCTTTATGTAGCGCCAAGACTTCCAATGCATTTTTAAGAGCAGCATCCCAGCCTGCTTGAAATGCAAATTCAAAGTCTTCGTCACTAAAATAATAATGGTCGTAGCCTATGCAGTTGCGTTTCGCCTGCTCACACAGGTCATACCAAATCTTTCTCACGGATATTTCCTTTGAATCTTGCCTGACCTTACACTTGGTCGATAGTTGGCATTCGGCTCATAGTTATATTCAACCGAAGGATACTCGGACTGTCCATTCGACTCTGCACAATAGTTTTTGAACACCTCGCAAGCCTGTGCCTTGTGCATCTTATCCTCAACTGGATAGTCAGGTGAGAAAAGTGCAGAGCATATGCCGACTACTGCTGTGAATGTTGCTGGGGTCATTTTTTCACCTGCTTGGCTTTGAGGTATTCTGACAAAAATCTAACCCCATACTCTGTAATCTCCCCATCTTTAAAAATCCACTCCTGTGTGTTTGGATCAAACGCATCTGATGCCCGGCCACGGCTTCCCGTAATAGCCATACGAGCCTCACTTATCCCCGATATTGGTGGACCCTTTGTTGAAGCTTCTATGTGCTTACCCAAATCCGTCCACTGCTTGGTCATAGCTTCCAGGCACTCTTCCGCAGTCATAGATATTGGGGCACGTGGGTCGATCATTTATATTTCTTTCTGTGGCGCTTCGCTTTGTTGCGGCGATTCTTTTCTTCTTTGGTTTTCTCTATTTTTGGGAGTAACTCCGCTCTGTGCGACAGAATTACCTTTAGGTTTTCTTCATCACTCATGAAAACTTCTCTGGATACTTTGCTTTAAACTCTTTCAACGCGCTATCAAATCGCCTTATCTTCTCAATACTTTTCTCGTCATGCTTCTTATCTAAATAAATCTTCATATCCAAAATCGCAGCTAAATAGCTGTTCACTATCTCGTCCCAATCCCTAAACATCTCAATCTCTCTTCTTGCTTCATCTGTCATTTTGCCGCATCCTCTTCACTCCACTTGTCCTTCCCTGGACCCTCCAACATTTCTATAATCCCCAATCTCCGCGCCGACGCTAACTCATAAGATGGAAATCTCTCCGTCACCGACTCCCCCGACATTAAAGATAGGTGCAACGTGTAGACCCGCGAAGGTACCAATCCGTCATCCACTATATACATCCGCTGTATACTCTTCGAATTAACCCAATCATTACCAAATTTCATTAACCACAAAATCCTGTGTGCAGTACCGCTTTAAAAAGCATCGCTGCTAAAATTAAACCACTTCCAAACAAAAATCCGTTCACTACGTTCATACCTGCATTCATGTTGTCTCCTTTTGTTTTTTCATATCGCTTCCCATCCGTTCTTTGGCTGCACAGCCTTCTTACAACTCAGGCACCTGAATGCCGGGTTACCCATTGTTAAGTCGTATATCTGCACCTCGAAATGCTTGCACTCTTTGGATTGGATCTTTTGGGGAGGCATCAATCGTACTCGGTGCGTGGGGTAGTTGTGTGGAGGACACTTCAAAACTTCGTATCCCCCATCATCCGTCTCCCCACGAAACTCTACCCACTTAAGCATTTCTTTACGCAAGATTTCGTTGATCATGGTCATTTGGCCGAGGTGCGTGAGGTCATCTACACCAAAATCTGCACGCTCAAATTCTAAAACCAACTCGTCTGTTATCTTCATCGACGCATCTTTCCCAGCACTGTGCCGCACCTCTCACAAAAACATAACTCAAACTGCATAGGTATCGCAGCCAATCTATCTGAATATTCTATGTGACCCACCCACGGTGAAAAGTCATGCGCTCCAAATATACACTTTAAGTTTTTGATGAACTTACCCATTAAGCTTCATCCTCTTTCATACCAAATGTCTGCTGTTCAATTTCTCTCTTCTCTTTTTCCTTTAACACATATCTATACTCAGTCGGGCCCCGCAAAATATGGATAACCTTTCGTTTTAATTCAGGCGGTGCACCCTTCATGTAATCTTGCAAAGCACTCGCTAGCATCCGCCACTGTCTGTTCTTGTCAGGCTCCTCTATGATTATTCTTGTTAGAATATCATCAAGCTGCGGTTTACTTTTGTTGGCGTTTGGGAGCGTAAAGAGAATTGCGTCCACTACATCCTTGAAAGGTCTCTGCATAAAATTCTGATTTGGTTTTGGGGGGATGTGCTTACTCACTTGAAGCCTCCGTCTGAGGGGCGGGTTATGTAAACTAAGATTCCTGTTGCTATTCCTATTAAAAGAATTGTCACCACTTCTCCCCATGCTTTTCTTTTTCTCGCTCTAACACTACCTCTGCATACTTCGTGTGCCACTTCGTCACACCTTTTTGCAGGTCTGCATTCTTACTTTTCTCGTACTCAAGAGTACGCTGTAGCTTCTCAATTTCTTTTTTCTTCTCTTCAATCTCTCTTAAAAGCATCCTACACAAATCCTTATCCGCATTTTCAATCGTATCAATCACAAAACGAATCTGCGCATCACTATCCCAGTCCTCTATCAAAACTTTTAATAAAGACCTCGTCGTATAGGGCTCATCTAGATATTGTTTTGCAAATTTCTTGAGTGACGCTTTGGTCGGCTCATTTGTGCCAAACTCCGTTTGGTATGCATCACAATGACTACAACTACCATATGAACCACGCACCCAGCTTCCATTCTCTAGGTACGCTAACCAATCGCCTTGGTAAGAACCGAACTCCGCGAAGGCGCGGACTTTTGTTACTGACTTTAAAGATGCGAGGTACGGGTTGTCTTCTATGCTCATACCTGCTTCGTATAGAATGGGTGCGGGCAAAAATCAAAAAATAAAAA